GTGATCTTGTTTGTACCCATAGCAATAGTACCAGTCATCGTACCACCTGCTAGTGGGAGCTTGGTTGCTATGCTTGTTGTAATAGTTGTGGAGAAGTTAGGGTCATCACCTAGAGCAGCAGCTAGTTCGTTTAGTGTGTCTAGTGTACCTGGGGCTGAGTCTACAAGGTTAGCTACCTGTGTGTCTACATAGCCTTTACTTGCGGCATCACCTGTGTTTACAGGAGTGCTTAGGTTAGTAATAGTAGCAGTAGTAGCTGCGTCCATGTTCAACGTACCGTTGATAGTTACGTTGTTAAATGTAGATGAACCACTTGAAGCTGTAACGTTACCTGTTACATCACCTGTCAAATCACCAGTTACGTTGCCTGTAACGTTTCCTGTGATGTTACCTGTGACAGGTCCGACAAAAGAAGTTGCTGTAACTGTCGTGCCTGTGATAGCCGCTGGACTTGCTGCACCAATAATAGCACCGTCAATAGACCCACCATTAATATCAGCAGTCGCCAAGGTAGCCTGTCCAGATGTCGATACTGTTGTAAAGCTACCAGCAGCAGCACTACTAGCACCAATAACAGTACCATCAATAGCACCTCCATTAATGTCTACCGTAGTAAGAGTAGATGTACCAGAAGCTGTTAGGTCAGTTACTGTAGCTGCATCAGGTGTAGATGCACCAATGATTGTACCATCAATGTTACCACCGTTAATGTCAGCAGTAGTAATTGTTGTTGTACCTGTAGCAGTCAAGTCAGTAAATGTACCTGCTGCTGCAGTTGTGTTACCGATAACTGTGTTGTCTACTGCACCTGAGTTAATGTCAGCAGATGTAATAGTAGCAGTACCTGTTAGTGTAGATGTACCTGTAACAGCTAAAGTGCCTGATGCTGTGATGTTAGTGAAGTCACCAGTAGAGGCTGTTGTAGCACCGATAGTTGCACCATCAATAGTACCACCGTCAATGTCTGCTGTAGTAGCTGTTACTGATGTAAAAGTACCTGCTGCAGGAGTAGTACCACCAATTACGGTGTCATCAATAGTACCGCCTGTAATAACTACAGAGTCAATGTAGCCAATGCCATCAATGTATAAATCTTTAAACTCAGCACCTGATGCACCAAGATCAACGTCATCATCAGTAACAGGTTTAAGTACGCCATCTTCTAGTCGAATCTGTTCTACTGCAGCAGAAGAGACTTCATTGTAGAAACTGATTCGGTTATTAGCTGTGTCAATCACAACTTTGTTCAATGCATCAACATCAGCAATCAGAGGTACGTAAGCACCTTCAGTAGAGCTACCATCGTGTTTGTGACCTGTAGCAAAAGCAAACGCATCACGAATTGCGTTGTACTCTGCGTTTACTGGTGCAGCCTTAATAACCGCATTAGCGATAATGTCAGCTACGGACTGTCTTGTATAACCTGCCATTTTATAACCTGTCTCCTACCCCGAATGTTATCACTAGACCCTGAATACTGTGTGACGCATTGGAATCATTAGTTACGAATTTAAATGATGCTGACTTACCTGAACCTGAAATGTTTGTACGTTTAACTGGGGCAGGGTTACCATCAAAGATTGCGGTGCTGTTATATATCGCTTCGTTATAATATGCTGCAGCACCTGCAGTTGTTAAAGTAAAGTTTGTTGGACTTAGTGTGTCTACATCTTCATAGTCATACAAAGCAGACATAACGATCTCGTTGTCACCTTCAGCACGTAAGTATGTAGCTACAGTATAGAACACTTTACGTTGTTCTGGGTCTTGCATATGAAAGAACGGTGTCTGAAATACACTAAAGATGTCTGTACCGTCAAAGTCATTGCCTTGTTCTTGGCGGTGTACTTTACCGTTTGCATCACCGTGTATTACATACTCATACTGACCAATGTAGCCACTGTCTGAAGCTGTAGCTGAGATACCTAACATCTGGCTATACTCAAACTGCAAACCGTTAGGCGTTTGTCTGAAACCACCGATGATACCTTGTGAGTCTGCAGCAGCAAAGAAGTAACGGAATTGTGTCTTTTGTCGTATTACTACTGCATTCAAACCTTCTAGGTCAATATCAAACACAATGTCAGTAAAGATAGATTGAATGTCTTTTGATACTGTCTCTAGGTTAACGTCACCAATCTTATCTGTACCACTAATAGGACGTAGACCATCTTGTGATAAGAAGAGTAGGTCACCACCTATCTCAATAACACTATCTGAAGCCATACACCCTAGATCGTCTGTGACCTCTTGTAGTACAAAGTTAGAGATGTTATCGCCAACAAGTTTACGGATATTGTTAGTACCAAAGATGTACAGCACATCACGGAAAGACTTAATAGCTACAATAGGGAAGCCTACGTTAATAACACCAGCACCATCAGCAGGAGCAAAGCTAGTCTCATCGTAAGGTGCACTAAAATAAAGATTCGTGTCTTCACTAGGATCACCTGCTAAGAACATATGGTTTTTATATACGTGTGAAAACTTAGGTGCGCTGGGTGCATCTGCGTGTGTGATCTGCGTATAAGTTGTACCATCATATGTAGCTGCAGGGTTGATGCCATCAGTAAGCATTACCTTTGGGCTACCCCAGTTATACTTAGTGAAGCGTATCTTTGTTACACCTGACATTGTAGGTGAACCAGAAGTAGTTACTGCAACCCAAGCCTCTGTAGCTGTATCCCAGTAGTGTAAGTAGTTAGAACCACTAGAAGGTGTACGACAAGCTAGAATACCATCATTGATACCATTAGCTACACAAACACCTAAGACATTGCCTGTACCTGTAACTGTGCCGTAGTCGTTACTAAAACCGTTGATCTTACGATAACCACCTGTAACGGATGGCTCATAGTTGATCAAAGATATAGCTGAACCAGGTTGAGTCTCACCTTGTGATAGTACATCACGACTAGTGTTTAGACCGCCTTGGCAGAATACTTTGAAGGATGCTAAGTTATCAGCCATTATGCACCGTCATTAAATGAACTAGTTCTTGCTTTACCTATAACAGTAGAACGAACAGAGATAGCATCATCCATCAGTACTCGACGCATAGACTTGATACCATCCTCAAAGTTATTCTGATGCATAGCTGCGCTCTGTTCATTACTACGGAAGCGCATCATAAACATCATAGCACCATCAATAACTACATGTTTAAAACGATCAGGTATAACTGCTACGTCATCATACAATGTCATATCTGAAGGGTAAGACCAATATACGTATTCTACTTCATATGCTGCATTAGGGATAGGTGTAACACCGAAAGACTCACCTAGTGTTTGATATACACGAATGGGTGGTCCATCACCGTTAACTTGATCGCCACTATCATCTGATGCACGTACATTCTGTGTGTACTCCTCAAAAGACATAGGCTTCAAGTTCATTGGGCTGTTACCCTCTGAGCTTAGCTTCTTAAGGTAGAACGTATCCCAGTCAACACTAGAGTAGTTTGATGGGAAGCTATACTGTCTAGTGCCGATAGTAAGTGTCTGTGTATAAGTAGTTTTAAGGAAAGGCCACTCTTGACCATCCTGCAGAATAAGTCTAATGCTACTGTTGATTGCGTCTTTAGCTAAGGCTTGAACGTTACGTACTGTATCAAAGCCATCACCAGCAGTATCTAGTGTAACTTCATTCAGTCTACGTAGTAGTTCATTTGTTAGTGCGACAAAAGTAGCCATAGAGTTATCCTACTATTAAATGTGTTGAAGGGCCAGCCTCTTGACAAGACCAGCCCAACAAGCTATGTAGTATTAAGCAGCGTTGTAACGTGCTGTGATAAGCGCTTCTGGGCGTAGGATTTTACGTCCGTATAGGTGCATACCACGTACGATGTCTGCGAATGAATCAGGGTCACGGTAGTTCTCAACTTTGTTGATTTGCTCCGCTGATGCTACTGCATCTTCCTGACCTGCAACGATAACACCGTAGTTGTCGTTTTGTGCTGTTGTACCTGAAGTACCTGCGCCTGTACCTTTTGCTGGTAGGTTGTTTGAAACGTAAACACGGAAGCCGTGTAGGTTGTTCAATACCAAGCCATTCATTAGGCCAGTGCCACCGAAGTCAGCGTTAAGTACACGTGAGTCTTCGTCTTTCAGCATTTCCATGAATACTGGGTCTACAACGATCCAGCGTCCACGTGCGTCAACGTTCTCTGTGTCCATCTTACGAGCCATACGAGCTACGACTGTTAGAGGAGATACAGTTGTTGCTGACAATGCAGTTGCACCTGGTAGGCGTGGTGCTAGAGGAACTGAGTCACCTGCTGTTGCTGTAGCAGCAATAGTCAAGTTACCGAAGTCAGTTGCGTCTAGGTGGTTCGCTGTTAGGAACTCGCCTGTTAGGTTACCTGCTGTGTCATGCTGTGCATCACCAGATGTTGCAGTTGAATACTCACCTGCTGATGTGTGACCTGACAAGTACTGCATCACGTCTGCGTCCATTGAGTCAGCCATTTTATATGCTGCACGATCAGCCGCTAGTGATACATAGTCAACGTTTGCGAACTGGTCTTCGATGTCATCCATTTTGAATGCGAAGTAGTTTGCTTTGTCGATTGTCAATGAGAAGTCTTCATCGTTTAGCTTCTCAACAGAAATAGCTGTGTGACGCTCAAGAGCGTTAACAGTTACGTCTGGTTCTTTTTGAATACGAACAACATCACCTTGGTTGGCGATCTCACCGAAGTAAGAGTTGTTTGTAATTGCGTTAGTCACAGCCGCTTTACGTAGAGCGATCTGTGCTTGTTTTGAGTAGATAATTGGGGAGAAGTTCCCGTCAAATCCACCCGATGCGGATGTAATAGCCATAGTTAATTTCTCCTTATAGATATGGCGTGAAAGTTACACTACATATCCACTAAAGAGGCTCTTTGTAGTAGGGTGGTCAGCTATACATTAAGGGTGGCCGCCCTATATGCGCTGGGCCTATACTCTGAGGTAGTTCTTTGTCGTGGCTAGTGCTTAAAAGCATACACACTTATTTTGTGTATATGCTATAGTTTTACTTATGACTTAAGCTTTGTCAAGCTATTTCTTTGAAACATCATAAATAAACTTACCAGAGCGCTGAGCTTCCATGATCTCGTCCATGCGCTTCTCGTATTCTTTGATAGACATCTTAGCTACTTGTGATTCACGCAAGTACTTAGACTCTTCAGTATCGTTAGGTGTAGTAGTGCGTTTAGTCATGACAGACGATGCCGCACCCTTATCACTTGAACTTTTCTTGGGCTTACCTGTAATACCCTTATCAACTTTATACAAGTCAATCACACGAGCTACAGACTTAGCGTCTTCTACATTCTCGTACAGAGCATCTTGTACCCACTTAGGCTGATCTTTAGCCCATTCATGGAATGTATCATCTGCACGTATCTCACCAAAGTCAGGGTGGATAGCAGCTAGTTCAGCTTCAGCTTTCTCACGCTTAGCTGTAACACGTAGCTCTTCAATCTCTTTCAATCGTTTATCAATATCAGAGGAACGTTCATCAGCTTTCTTAGCTGCAATAGCTTCAACGATACCTGCTACGTCTGGGTATTTCTTAGCCCAAGCTTCAATCTCTTCGTTTGACTTAGGAAGTACAAGCTCATTCTTTGTAGCTGCTTCTAGTTGTTTCTCTAGCTTTTCTAGCTTAGCAGTTACTTCCTTGTCTTTCTCTTGCATATGGCGGCGTAGATCACCATAGCGTTGCTTGAAAGTCTTCTCTTCAGCGCTTAGCTCTGTATCATCCGCTTCTTGTGCTTCGGCTTTAGCTGGCTCTTTCGCTTCTTGTTTAGAAACACTTTCTGCCTGAACTGAGGTGTCCTCAGAGCTTTCGCTATCGGGTTCACTATCGGTGGCTTCTTCCTGCGTTTCATCTTCTTGTGCTAAACCTGCTTGCTTCATCAACTCACGTAGTTCTTCTTCGTCACGTTTAACTCGTGCTTGGTTACGCATGTGTGATGCAGAGTTTACCTCTACTTGTTGAACTTCAGCCATTGTTTACTCCTTATGTTGGGGCCAGTCAAGAGTGACTGGGTAGCCTTATAGTTATATTGGATATGTTAGTCTGCCCAAGTTGATGGGTCATTAATGTCAAACGTTTTACCGCTTGCTGCATAGTCTTCTACTTCTGAAGCGATTTGCTGTTCAGCAGCGCTCTCACCTTCATCGTAAGTAGTTCCTGCAGAGTCTGTACTTGATGGGCCTCCTGTTATTAAGGAACCCGATCCACCTGAGTCAGAACTTCCTGTCTGCGACATTACTGTTTGTTCATCTTTAGCAGCTTGTTCACTGCTTGTGAGTTTTGTACCGCTAGGACCACCACTCTTACTTAACCCTAGATAAAAGTCTTTGGACGCAGACATTGCTTGGTTGATAATTAGACCTTCACCTGTACCAAACCTATCTATAAGTTGTTGTGTGATTTTACTGCCGTTGATCCAGTCATCAGGTAAGTTCTTCAGGAATAGACTGTCATCTACTTCTTTCTTTATCTCACCTCTCATACGAGCCGCAAGGTCTGGATAAACACCCTCTATCATATTCACAACTGCATTTGCTCTAGCTATACCTGTAGCTCTATATGCACCCGCACCGACTGCACCTATACCACCTAGTAATGCTATAGCTCCACTAGTTGCAGCCTTTTCACCTTTACTAAGTGAGATCATATCCTTCAATGACTGTTCAAGAGCTTCAGGATCAGTAAAGTCTAGCCCGTCTGCCCAGCTTGTAGGGTCTTTAGGTTCTGTATCTGTAGGAGGTGGGCCATCATCGTCGTTACTTGGTTTTACAGCAGGAGGTGCTAATGTGTAACCTTTAGCTAGATAGTTGTTATACTCTTCTAGTGTATTAGCTTCTACCTCTGTACCATCAGGGGCATACATCTTTACAGGTGTAAACGTAGGCTGTGCTTGTGTAGGCTGGCCTAGTTGCTGTAAGTTCTGTTGTGCGTTTGGTGAGAAGCTAAACCCAGCGCCAAACTGTGAGAAGTCTAACTGAGCCTGTGTACCTGTTGGTAGTGGTGTAGTAGGTTCAGGCACATTAGGCATAGGAACAACGT